GATTGGACGAGAAGCCATTATTATGTGGCTAACCAGTAATCAGATACCTTTTGAGGTCATAACTTTTGAAAACTTACCAGAAGAAGATGATGCTATTGATGATTCACTATCACAAAGAGACATTAACGAAATACCGGAGCAATTAAACTAATGGTACATCCAGACATTAAGCTAAGTCACTCAAGTTCCACATCATTTTGTTCAAAGCAGTTGTGGTATAAGAAGGTAGGAGGCCAACCATTCCGCTATAACTTCTATTCAGGTGCAGGTACTTTAGTCGATGCAGGTTATGAAGCAGGACTAAAGAATACCATGACAGGAATATCAGCCTGTAACATACGTAAGTCTATGGAAGAAAAACTAACTGACATGGAGTCCAAGTTAAACTATAACGACTACACCAAACTGGTACAGTCTATGGACTCCCACGTTAAGGCGGTTGAGGACTACATGGGATGGGTGAACTATAAACCTCTGGAAACACAGCACTTTTTCAATATAATCTTTGATGGTCACACCAGACGAACCACAGGCTACATGGACATTGTTGCCGAGAGGCAAAATTTGCCCCTTATCATAGACATAAAGCGACAGTCAAAACCTGCTAAGAAGGCAAAACATGAATGGATCATGCAAGGCGCACTTTATGCATTAGTTATAATGTACAAGAGGAACCTGACAGAGATACCAGCATTTGAGAATCATCTCATCATACCAGACCAACCGCCTGTCTTCCTAAAAACGGATTTAACTCCAGAACATCTGTTCATGGCATACAAATTGCTTACTGAGTTAAACAGTAGAATAGATAATGACTACTGGCCTCTAAACAGGAGACATGCTCTATGCTCACCTATGTGGTGTGACGTATATGACAAGTGCCACTATGAACACTTTGAGGCAACCGAAGAAATCATTAAAAAGATTCAATGAGTAACAAACTGAACAGGCTGTACATTACAGAAAAGCACTTAACATTTGCATTAAAGACACTAAGGGAAGGAAGCTATGACGAAACCAGACGGATACTCTATACAGCCCTATCATCAGTCGGACAGCTTCAAGAAATCCTTGAACAGGAAGCCTTCGATGACTTTGATGAGCAAAAAAAGAACTACTGACCTTAAAAGAGATAAACAGATTATGGCTAGGTTCAATGAACTTGGCTATAAGAAGGGGGACAATGGTAATCTCCCTTGTTTTTGTGGCAAACTGGACGAAGACACCGCATGGTGGATGTCCAACTGCAAGAGCAGAAGCAACCACTTATTCTGTCCAACCTGTACGGAGCGAGTATTTGAACCAGAGATTAAGGAGACCCTAGACAAGTTACTAGGTCTCTGGAAAGAATACAAGTGGCGTATGTGGGAAGAAGATGAAGTGTCAATCAGTCAACTATTAAGCAAAGGTAATAATGCTTGAAAAATATAAAAGGCAAGTCGTGAGAAAGCCAGAGAAGCTAGTGATCGAGGGGGAAACAGGTGCAGGTAAGACGACCTTTGCATGTTCTTCCCACACGAAGAATGAACCAGTATTTGTCATCAATGCAGATGATGGTGGTGAGAATGTATTTCACAAGACTGGTATCAACCTTATCCATGACTGCATTCCTACAGGCGATGTAAAGGAAAATGCAGACAAATGGGATCAACTAATGGAGACACTACGTGAGATAGCCAGCGAGAAGTCAGGCATCAAGCGTATCATTATAGACTCTGTAGACAAAGTTGAAATCCTAGCACAAGCTAAAACGTGTTCTTTGCACAAACTGTCCCATTTGGAGGACATGGGATATGGTAAAGGATTCAGTTATGCTCGTGGCGAAATGGCTAAATTACTGAGTGGTCTCAACTACTTACGAGATACTCAGAGTATCCAACCTATATTGGTCTGTCATACACAAATCAAGACCATTAATAAACCTACGATGGAACCGTATGACTCCTTCGTTCTTAAACTTCACCGTTCTTTATGTGGAGATATAATGGAGTGGGCCGATGTAATTCTTTTTGTGGCCTTTGAAACCATTGTCAAGAAGATCGACAGCGGATTTAACAGGAAAGATAGCAGGGCAATCCAGTCAGGCAAACGCTTCCTGTACACAAGTGGTTCCATGGGCGTAGATGCCAAGAACCGTTTCGATTTACCAGCCGAAATCCCAGCAGATTGGGATGGGTACCAGAAGTTAATCAATGACTTTTGGGATGGCTCCTCAACTAAAACTCAGAAAACTCAGACACAAGGATAAAATATGGAAAACTCTGAATTAGCATTCTCAATCGAGGATGTACAAGAAACACTAGAGACAGAAACCAAGCGAGACCGTGTAGAGGTTCCCGCTGGAGAGTATGTCTGCGAGATCAAGGCACCTTTGCCGGATGTACGTCAGGACTCTAAGGGGCACAGTAAGATACTCCTGCCAATTGAGGTGTCAGGCAACCCTCAGTTTGATGGACAATGGCTCTTTGAGGCCATCTACATGAACAACCAGCATGATGAAGCTGGCAAGGTCAAGGACGGCATTTCAAAACGCAAGGTAGCCCGACTAGCCAATGCTGTTGGCCTTAAAACTCTTTCCAACCTTAGTGAACTTGAAGGAAAATATATCAAGGTTGACTACGGCCCCAATAAGAATGGTTATAATGAACTGCGTGAGGTCTCAGCATTTTCTGCTGATGCATCTCCAAGTGTTCTAACTCCCCCTCCTGTAAAGGAAGCATCGGGGGCTGACATACCATTCTAGGTAGGTGGAGGTCAACCGTTGAAAAGATACGCTCTGTCCTCTACTGAAGGCGGTCTGGTTACTCTCCTGTTGCCAGACCGTCATTACCAATTAAAGACACTCCTAGAATATAAGACTAAAGACAAGTATAAGGGGTGGGTAGTAAAAATCAAAAATCTTAAACATTAACTACAATATGTATGAAAAAAAACTTACATTGATAGAACATTTAGAAACGGCTGACGATTTAGCTCTAATAAACCGTACGGTTATCAAAATCTATAATAGAAGTAAAAAAAAGTACCCTAAAAGTCATCCGCTGTCTAAAGGGCTAGCTAAATTTATTGGGACTCACCTTCTAATGCTAAAAGATAAATTTGACAAGGAGTTTCATAAATCAATGGATGATAAAACGTGGGAAAAATTAGAAAAAAATGAGTGGGGTGATATATATTTTGACCTTCAATATAGAACTCTGAAGAGCAATGAGTTGTCATAAAGCTATACTACCATGGCCTGTATCAGTTAATTCTCTGTACAAGGTCAGGGGGAAAGGGTTATATGTTTCTAGTAAAGGAAAAGCATTTAAGAATGCCTGTGGCATAATATTTGCAGGTACCAAGATGGTGTATGAGACAGAAAGGGTCTGGTTAGACATAGAAGTATATCCTCCAGATAATAGAAGGCGAGACATCAGTAACTTAATTAAAATCATAGAAGATTCATTACCTTGGTTCAAGGATGACTCACAAGTAGACAAGATAAAAATTGTGAGGTGTGAAAAAGACCCAAGGAAAAAGGGGTACATAATAATAAAATGTGGGGCAATCGATGGAACAACAGATAAAGTATCAGTACAATGATGGTAATGGGAGGCAGTTATACACAGTAGTAAAGTTTCCCAACAAGGAATTTAGAAGACTAAGGACAGACATAACAGGTAAAGAGGTATGGAATTGGGACGGTATAAAACAGGTACCATACCGCTGGCCTGACATAAAAGATCAACGTGCAATCATATTTGTAGAAGGAGAAAAGGACGTTGATAATCTTCATGACATAGGTCTCATAGCTACAACCATAGCAGGTGGTAGTAATGCATGGTCTCCCCTCCTAAAGAAGCAGTCAGACTTTCCAGAAAAATATTTCAGCGGGTTTGATCAAGCCTTCATTATTCCAGATAACGATGAGTCAGGTAAGAAGTTTGCACAGGAGACTGGCGAACACATCAGAGAGTTTGTATCTAAGGTCTGGATAGTTAATCTTCCTAACCTAGATAAGGGCGGTGATGTATCAGACTATCTGGAACAGTTTGATGGTGTTTCCAAGGATCAATTAAAGGATGGACTACTGAAGTGGATTGAAGAATCCAAGACTCCATTTGAGGTTGAGTCAGCAACCTTAGACCTCAACA